ATCATCTTAACCGCGTACATCTCAACCTTTTGTGCTAATGCTTCCACCTTGGCTTCCGCCTTCTTAACATCCTCTTTTAATGCTTCCTTTTCTGCAACCTTTGATTCAACCATCTTTGCATTCATCGTTTGAGCCATTTTGGTGACTTCTCCCGCACTTTCTACATTTTTTGATACCTTGTTAAGCAACGCATCAATTTTGTCGATTGTAGGTGTTTGTTTTGCGTTTGCAATTGTGAACACATAAGCCGTCATAAATAGGGCGGTAAAAACTAACAATGCCGTTCTCATAGTTTTTTCATTGTTTGCATTATACGGATTTCGGTCATGGCCGATGCCAAACAAGAATCGGATCGTTTCAATGCGTATGTCAATTTATCAATCTTAACATCCAACGCCTCAATCTTGAAATTGGCTTTTTCAATCTGTTCCTTATAACCCGAACGCAAGTCCATATACAAATAAGAAACACCCAACAACATACAAAAAGCCACGGCAGCAATTGGGTTCTTTTTGAACTCACTAAACGAAACGGGCAACGCATTTGGTTTTACTTTTGGGGCGGTCATTATTCAGTAGGTGGGAATGGTGGTGATGGTGGTGGGATGTATTCGGCTTCGGGTAAATCTAAAACCCAAGCGTAAGCACTTGCTTCAACTTCTGGTTTGTCCTCATCGCTAAGAAATAAAAACCAAACTCCGTCAATATCTTGAACGCAATTAAAGAATTGATAAGGCGTGTAATACTGCCCTTGTATTGAATCCTTTTGTTCGGGGGTAAGTGTGTATCCTATCATTATACTTGTCTTTTTAGGTTGTTGATTATTTCTTTAAACATATCGTTGTCATAACTTCCTCGTGCCTTGTTTGCCCATACACAAACAAATTGTACATTGCCGTATTCATACCCCAAATCGTTGTCAACTCTATCCAAAGATAGCAAATAAGGATTAGATGTCATTTTACGCCTTTCATTGTATGTTTTGGGGCAAAGCATATTACTTCCAGTTAACGCACATTTATAATCTTGACAATACAAAACGCTTTGCAAGTATTCAATAGATACGTCAAATGGATAATTCCTAGATTTGGCATTTGCTTTCCATCTATTGTACAAAGCATTGTGAATGTCTTGTGTACCGCCTTTATTGCAATTTCTTGGTTTACGTTTCCCATCTGCCCAAACTTTTGCCATTACACTGCCTTTGCCTTTTAATCGGTCAATGCCATTTCGTTCTAAAAGCAATATCACTTTTTCAGCACCTATATTATATTTTTTTACCAATGCCAATTGAGTTGTCCCGCTTCTGTAATCTTTACACAAATCATCCTCGTAATCAAATTTCAATTGTTTGATGTTGGCGTACATCTCGGATTTACCCATCATCGGTATGCCTTGCATTTTTAACACCCTACGAACTCTGTCTGTAGTTGCGTTTAAATCAGTTGCAATTTGTTGTACGGTTTTCTTGCCATAGTTGCTCACAATGTAGTTAGCATCCAATGGTTTTAATGTTGACCATCTATTTCCCATAACACAAAGATACAACAGTGTAAGCATATTACCTAAATTTGGCGAGCGAGTGTTGTTTGAAACGCTTGTACGGCGGTGTATAAATTTGTTTGATTGGTGGCTGTCAAAGTATCTGAAATATAAGCAAACGCATATTCCCTATTTGTAAAATAATTTGCACCTACACTAACATTTGCAGCACCTAAATAAATAACTTGTGAACCTATAGCACCTGTTGTTGCTGTAGTTGTTGCTCTTAAAACACCATTACGATAGAATTTTTGACTATTTACACCGCTTGAATTTATTGAAAATAAGCCTAAAGAAGTTGTAGGGTCATAACCACTATTTGCGTCTAAAGTTGCCGCACGTCCGTACATTGTATTTGTTCCCAAACGGGCAAATAAACAATAATCAGTTCCCGCAAAATAAACACCCATATCTACTAAAGTTCCTGTAAAGTTTGACCTTGAATAAACACCTAATTCGCCGCTTGTTGTAGTTAAAGTAGTATTTTGGTTTAAGTTGGTATTCATAAAAGCACTCGTTCCGTTACCCGTTACCCCCGTACTCGCAAAAGTCCAACCCGAACTAAATGTACCCGTAAACGAACTACTCTTTAAGTTCTGCGCACACGCAGCCGCACTTGCACCGACCATTGGATAAATGGCTTTCATACTTGACCATACACCATCCGCCTTCATGCTAACCACTAAAGTATTGGTTGCAGTTTTTTCGGTTTCTGACAATGTTCCACCCGCAGTTGTAACGCGGTCAAAAAATGCTTGTGCATCGGGGTCAAATCCGCCGCCACTACTGGCAGTAAACCCGCCAACCCTTACACCAACACCAACGCCAAACATTATTCTCCGTACATTACAACCGATCCACTTGCCAAGGTGATTGAACTGATGTAACTACCATCGGCAACGGCAATAAATGTGCCTTGCTTTAATGTTACGCCACTCAATCCCAATGGTGTCATTAACGATGCCGCGGATTGATCCAAAATTGCAGATACAACGGCATCCGCATTTACCACAAACCCACGGAATCTTCCCGTGTTGGCACTTGTGTTTGATACGACCTTTGAACCCGTGTAACCCGCGCTAAATGAACTTGCTGAAATACTCATATCTATAAAACGATTAGATGGTTATTTGTTCCACATTCTCCGCACCATAAATGGCTACCAATGCATCGTACACGGCATTCACCAACAATGATTCTGCGGGGATTGTTTCATACGATACCACTGATAATTCAAGGTTTGAAAAAGTGGTGTTAAAATCTTGAATCCCTTGAATCGGGGCTTTGCCTTCTGCCAATGCTTGTACACTTGCAAAAACAAAGGTTGCGATTTGGGCGGGGATGATTCCGTCTTTTTGTGATTTGTTATCCGAATATCCTTCGGCAATAACAACAACTGACCCATTAGGGATGCTCAATCCCGATGTCAAATTTACGGGGGCGTTAATCTGTATAATCTTCATATTTTTACAATTTGTTTGATGTGATTAAGGAAATTATCCACGGGCATAGCATACATAAATTTGTACTTTTTTACATTGTAATGCCCATTTGACTTGCACGATTTTTGTACATCTTTTGGATGGCAACCAATTGCATTTTCCGCTTCGCTTATTGATGCAAATTTACCAACTAAAAACATATTATCTCTTGTGTACATATAAACTGCTTTTGCTTTTCCGTTTGCGTATTGATGGTTTTTGATTAGCAACTTCGCACTTTCGCTTTGTGTTGTTCCTTTTCGGCTTCTTCCTTCCAAGCATATATTGCAACATTTTTCATCACGGATACTTTGAGAAATATAACTTGTTTCAACTTTATTTAATGCGTCTACATCGCAAATTTCCAAAACTTCAAATGATGGTACTCCGTATTTGTTAAAACACTTTTGAACCCTATCGTTAGTATGTCTTTGCTTTGCCATCTCCCGTAAATGTTGCAATTCACGCCTTCTTAAGTCAATTGCTTGACCTATATAATAATGCCCGTTTGGGAAGGTAAATTTATATATTCCTATCATTAATGCAAAGGTATCCAAGAAGTTGCATTATATACGCACAACTTATTATTTGTAGTGTCATAAAAAACAAGCCCCGTGGCTGGGCTTGCAATTGCATTCATTTGCGTATTTGTTCCTCGTGGTGGGAGGAATCCTTTGGTGGTACTTTCCATTTCCAAAAGTGCCGTTGTATCGTTTCTTAAATTAATAAAATCTGATGCAGATGGATTTGCCGAAAATCTTAAACCACCATCATATCCACCTTGCAACAAAGTTTTATTATAGCCAGTTGCATTTCTAACAAATAAACCTACACCCCCCGACAATTTCAGACCTCCATCATACGCAGCAGTAATTCCCGTAGCGTTGTTATTTTGTGTTAATGAACCATCTGGGGATATTGTTATACCAGTACCCGTTACACCGCCATTAAATGTGGTCGTACCATCGTCTTGAATTTTGAATCTTTCTGTCCCCGCACTATTCTGCACCAAAAGCGATGTAGTGGCGGATGTTGAGCCACTGCCTTTGACCATTAGTCGGGCGGTAGTAGGGCTATTTATACCAATTGAAACTCCCGCTGTATTATTATCATTAATTATTACTCCGTTTGAACGAACATACCAATTTCCATCACTAAAAGGCATCCACGAATCCGCACCCGAAGTATTTACACGAATCCCCGCAACTCCGCCCGTGCCAATTACATTCAATAATGAGTTAGGCGTATTCGTACCAATTCCCAATCTTTTATTTGTGTTATCCCAAAAGAACTTTGTAGCATCACTTGCAAACGCACTACCATCACTGAACTGAATTGCACCCGCAACACCGCTTGGTGATGTTACCACCGAGATATTCCCACTTCCTAAAATTGATGTGGAATTTATGGTCTTAATGTTTGTTCCCGATACCAAAACGGGTTGTAATGCCGTTCCGCTTTGCGTTAAATTACCCGTGAAATTTATACCCGTGGTGGATGCCTCCATTGGTAGGTTTGTACCTAATCCATCGGATAGCACTTTTAATGTTGCATCGATTGGTCCGTTATCGCCCACCTTTATTAGGGCATCGTATGTTGTTGCGGGTGTTAAACCCGTTAATGAAATTCCCATATCTTATATATTATTCCAAGTTTCGTTAATTTCTTCCCACTTTGTAGTGATTCCTTGCCATTGCTCGTTTGTAAATACGGGGCTTCGTGTGATGTTTCCAATCCCTTGCGCCCATAATGAGCCATCGCAACACTTTCGTGAATACTTATTTTCATTCTTGCATAAACAACCCCGCGTTCCGCCCCCTTGTGGTGAACTCCGTGATGGTGTTTTCCATCCTTGCGATGGTGCTGACTTGTTGTTATATTCTTGACCCCAATCGCTCATCGTTTTATAATTATCATTAACAAAATTAATCCCAAAAACAAAGTTAACCCAATCCATTGTGGAACCTTTACGCGTTCCGTATACTTTATTTGTGCGGGTAACTGAATTGTTTTGGTGTATCTGATGGTGTCGGCCTTCACAACTGTGTGAACTCGGATAACATCGTGATTCCTATATACAATCGTTTTAACGCCGTCTTTTTCAATTGTGATGGTATCGACCTTTTCAGTGGTAAAAGTGTCTGTAATGCTCACAGAATCGGTTACAAATAGCGTATCAATGGTGTGGGTGGATGTTTGTGCCATAGCGGGGTTCTTTTGGATGGCTTTTTTTAAGTGCCATTCGGCGGAACACCCCGTTAAGAATATCATAATGGCGATTATCTTGGTTGTTTTTGTAAACAAATCACATTTCACCGCATTAACGATTTTCAATTGCGTTATGTAGGTGGTCAATTTCTTAACCTTTTCCTCCTTTGGTTTATATGTCTTTTTTACAAATTCCATGTTACATAATTCGATGGATTCGAATTTGGGTATTCTCCCGCTTGTTGGTTGGCGGTGTATTCTGGATATCGTTGTGGGAAATACGATAGGTAATCCACGCAACGCCTCCGATAAGTTTCTGCGATGTTTCTTTGTCTTTGGACAATGGTGTCCAATTCCTCCTTGCTTGGCAACTGTGTATTCTCGGGTGAATTACGAACGATACCCGCATTGGTTACCTCATACCCGTGGAATAACAACAAATCACTCATCGCGTAATGGATCAACAAAGGTTGCAAATAGTGTTCAACCAACAAAAGATAAAACCCCGCCAAGGTGTTTGCCTTTACATCATCCAACAACCTACGATAC